ACCCTTTCACGCCTGACACATTTTTAGTGTTTATTAATATTAATATTATTTTATTACTTATTATGGTAATAAAATAATTATTTTTTTATAGTATGCTAACAAAATAAATCGCAAATATAGGCGATTTACACACCTTCAGGCGTGAAAGGGTTAAATAATTATCGTCACAAATTTATAAAATAATTTATTGAGGACCAGAACCAAGCTCAAGTGGAACTCGCATGAAGTCGGGTTCAATGGTGCTTAAATTCCAAGGCCCTACGTACAATTGAGGATTAGGAGGTTCAGAACGAATTTGAAGGTTAGCATTTCTCAAAGTTTGTCCAATAGTATCAATCCCGATATGATAACCAGCTTTTAATAAATTAACATTTGCGAGTTCTCCTTTTCCAGAAGGATTTAATTGTGCCCATTGACTATTGCTGTCTTTAGGAAGTAATTCAGAAGGGTTTTGTATATTAGGTTGAGAGCAAGAAGAAGGAATACCAGGCATACTTGTTTGAACACCATTAGCAGAGGCAAAAACTTCGTTTTGTCCTAAAGGTTCTGATGGGCGTACTCCAGTAGGTCCAGAAGCAGAATTGTTTTTATATTGTTGAGGCATAGTTACATTAGATTCTGACCCGACCATTCCTTTAGATGAAATATAACTTACGAATAAACTAACTCCATATGCTAGAATTAATAAGACTAAAATAGCTCCAATACCATAATCGTTCCATAGCTTTTTTAGAGAGAAACCCATTATATAAAATTAATGATAAAATAATTTTAAGAATACATATTAATTAAAAATGTATTCTAAAAAGAAACTTAAAGTATATTTGTAATATTTTTGCTTAAAGTATTCTTAAATAATCTTTAAAAAGTATCTAGCTCACTATCAGAAACTTCTTCAATTTCAGCATCAATTTCACTTTCATTTTCGTCTAGTATATCATCAAGCATATAAGTTTTTTTAATATTTTTAGCTTCTAAATAAGCAATAATAGCAGCTTTTTTTGCGGCTTTTGCTTTAGTTCTAGCCTCTTTGTATAAATCATAATATACTTGATTAGGTTTTTTTAATGTCATTGTTTCTAAAGTGTTTTCTAAATTTGAATTAAAACAAAATTCTTTTAATTCATTGTTTGAATCATTAACTGGTTCATTCAAGTCTTCAACTTCTAAATTTAAATTAATTTCTTCATTATTGTTATCATTATTGTTATCATTATTGTTATCATTATTGTTATCATTATTGTTATCATCATTTATTACATCTTTGTCAATATGTTTAGAAACAACTAAATTATTATTAGTAATATTTTCTAAATTATTTATAGAATGTGAAATGAGTTTAGAATTAGTATTTTCAGAATAATCATCATTGTCAATATATGAATCTATATCAGTTTCAAAAATATATTCTTTTTGTTCTAAATTATTATCATTTTTTACTACAATTTGTTCTGTAGGGTCATTAATTTTGTTTAAACTAGATTTTGACGTTTTAATCAAACAATTATCAAAAATAGGTTCATTATCTAATAACATAACTTGTTTTAATTCAATATCAATTTGAAAATTTCTAGATGTAAATTTTATTCCCTGTATTTCTAAAATAGAAATAATATTAGTTTCGCTTGTTACATCATTAATTGTCATAGATAATTCATTTTCATTATAAATTTTAACATTTGGTTCATTGTTATTATTAATCTTAACATTTGTTCGCACTAAATAATATTTTCCTGATTTATAAATACGAATTACAGAATTAAAAGCACTTTCAACATCATTTTGGTCTAATGAATTTTGAAACCATGCTTCACTTTTATCAAAAATGAGTTTATGACATGTTGTTTCTAAATTTTCAAACCAATTTATAAGTTCAGATGAATTATTATCAAACATGAGGTCGCAATAAAATTTTTTCCCACTTTTAATGAAACCTTGTCTTGTTAAACTTTTAGTAGTTTGAATGTATAAAGGTTTATTATTATGTAAAATTTTTGTAAAATAAGCACCACCTTGTATTCCTAATGGATGTGCTAAAGATAATTTAGAAAAATCAAAATTATTATTTGGTTCAATAATATTTTCCATTAATATGAAAATATTAGATTATTTTAAATATATAAACACGCAAAAAAAAAAATATATTTTTATAAACAGTAATTATGAAAAATTCGTTAGTTCAACAATGTTTAGACATTTTGAAGAGAGATGATATAAAAAATGAATTTAAAATGTTATTAAAACCACTCATTGATTTTATATTATATGAAATCAATCCATATATTTATATTACTGTAACTCTAGTATTCTTAATATTTTTAATGATTTTAGCAATATTAATATTATTAATTTATATTTTGCGTAATAAACAAATATTTAACAAAAATCAATAATTTTATACATATATTATATATAATGAAGCATAGTATGAGACATCGTAGTCCTAAAAAACGTGGAGGAAATTTAGCTAGTATTTTAAATCAAGCAGTTGTTCCTTTTGGACTTTTAGGTTTACAACAAACTTACAAAAAAAAACGACACGGAGGAAAAAAAACTAGAAAGCACGGAGGAAAGAAAACTAGAAAACACGGAGAAAAGAAAACATCGCAGTTATTTAGTATTTTTTAAATATTTTATTGTAGGAATATATTAATTTCTCATTAAATTATATAAAATGGTTAGAAGTTATCGTAAAAGACATCATAGAGGAAGAATACATAAAAAAGGTGGAAGTCATCAATATTCTGACGCTGCTTCTTATGGAGTTCATGTTAATGGTACTACCAATCAACAATACAATAGAGTTTTTGATACATCTGGACCTTACGCAAATATACCTGGTAATTTAATTATTGGAGCACAAGGAGAAAATGCTGGATACCCTCTTTCTGTTTCTACACCTTTTCCTCAAAAAGGTGGAAAAAAAACTATGCGTCGCCGTCGTGGAGGTAATTTAAGTGGTATTATAAATAAAGCTATTGTTCCTTTGGGAATACTTGGGTTACAACATACTTACAAAAAAAAACGACACTTTGGTAAAAAAACTCGCAAACATCGTTAAGCTTTTACTTATTTTTTACTAATAAAGTCGGCATTTAAAATACGCATTGCTCTAAATATATATAATAAAATTTATTATATATTTTTATAGGAACTAAAATCGGCGTTTGAAATGTAAATAGGTGTAAATGTGTGAAGGTGTAAATGAGAAAAGGTGTAAGTGCCGACTTTTTATTATACACCGAATTTTCAACCAATATTATTTATGTTATCAAATATTATATTCCAATTAAAATTTGTATTTGACCAATCATTATTTCCTGTTTGTGTATCATGTAAATAATATACATATACATTATCTTGTATTAAATTATTAAAATCTATATTATTATATTTTGGTGGAATTACAATATGTAAAAAACAATTATTATTAGAATTTATATCCACATAAATATTTTTTATAATTACATATATCATTATTTGTAATTAAATATCCATCTCTTAATTGATGGTCTAAACAATGTATCATATGTATATTTTCATCACTATTTATTAAATTTTTTAATCTATCTAATCTTCTATTATATTTTAGTATAAATTCGTCCATACAATCCATATAATTTATATTTGATGGAAAATCGTGAAAAGAAATCATTTTAAAATCAATACATTCTATTATATGGTAAGGCTCATACCCACATTTTCCTTGTTTAAAAATTTCTCTATGAGTAAATTTTTCTTTAGTTATAAGTTCTTTATTATTTATATTTTTTAATATATATAAAACACTTTTAAAATCTGTAACTAACCAATCAAAAAAATTAGTTTCTTCAGATTTAAATAATCTATTAATATTAAATTTAACCCGACAACCGTAACCTAATGATATTATTTTCATACTTATATTATATAGTAATAAAAATAAAAACAAAAATATAATAAATCTATATCATAAAAGAGATGATTGTAAAAAAAAAAGTGAGGATTTTTATTTCAACCTTACACAAAACTTCAGGAATTTTAGAAGAAATTCCATAACCAAAAATTACATATTCCTGAAATGGATAAACCTTTTAGATTTGGTACAAAGGTGCAATTTTAAATCTTCAAGGGTGTAAAAATACATAATCATTCCGAAATAAAGCGATTATCTAATAATTAATTTATATTTTAATACATTATATGACTACTCAAACTGAATATATTGGTCCTGATGATATGTTGTTTTATAATAATAAAGATGGAGAAATTAATTGTGGAGGTTTTAGTGTAAATTCAATTATGATGAAAAATGGTATTTCTCCTATTATGACTCTTAATAGTAATTATCATGCTGGAGGTGGAGAGAATAAAGTTTCTGACCTTTTTAATAATCTTGTTATACCTAGTTGGTCATTGTCTTATGGATATAAAGATGGAGCTATTTTTTGTGATAGACATAAAGAATATGAACATGATGACGTAGTTGATGATGATTTACACGAAAAATTATTAGAGCTTGTTAAAGCAAACCCTAATGAAATTAAAAAAACTAATAAAATGAGAACTAAAAAAAAATGTGTTTTTAAACAAAAAGGTACAAAAAAATATAAAAAATAAAGTATTATTGTAATTTAATAATTATAATGATACTTTTTAAAACTTATAAATATTTTTTTTGTGAAAATATAAGTAATAATAACCTTTTTTTAAATAATTTTGAAAATAATTTTGAAAATAATTTACAAAATGAATGTTTATTGTGTCTTGAAAATAAAGACATTCATAATAATTCACCTTTAAAATTTAAACAGCATTCTTATTTTAGTGAATGTAATTGTGATAGTTATTATCATATTATATGTCTGTATAAATGGTATGAAAAATATAAAAAATGTCCAATTTGTTTAGTTGTAATGACTACTAAAAAAGATAATAAAAACAATAATAAAAAAGAAAATAATATTACAGAATTAATTTATAAATATTCATATATTTTAAATATTATTTCTAATGTGTTAATTTTATTTGACTTTTTTCTTATAATTTGTCATTTTTGTAATAATTACAAAATATAATTATCAATAATTCATCAGGCTTGACCCCACATATTATAATTAAATGGTGAAACTAATATTTGATCTACTTGGTTTTTCCAAAAATCAACTTTATTTTGAAATTCTATATCTTGTGCTGTTTGAGGATAAGGAGAAGTATTTTTCATTAATTCTTCTTCATCTCCCGTAATTTTTGGTTTATTTCCATAACAATTTACACCAAATTTAATATTCTGATTAGCAATATAACCACCATTAACACCTGGACGACCGCAATCATGCTCATGACCCTTTATTTTTTGTAAATTATTAAATGTATTTTGTTGTGTAGGAAATAAAGCCATTTGACCATCTGACCAACCATAATTACACCATTCACCACCATTTTTATATGCGTCTTCTACTTGTTGATATGTAGCTAAATTAGCACCATATGCTGTACATACCGCTTTTGCGTTATCATATGTATAATAGTTTCCTGGAATATTAAATACTTGTTTTCTAAATTTAATTTCTGGAAGAGGAGCAGCATTTGTAGGTTGTGTTTTATATGTAGTTTGATCAACAATTACATCAACCTCTGGCTTATTTGTAAAAATATTTTTTAAATATGCTGTTATATTTATACTAAAAAAGTATTGAAATACATTAATTAATATTAAAACTACTAATATACCAACTACTATTATTCCAAATATTTTTTGATAATTACTTGATTCACTTGTTACAATTTGTTCATTATTTTTTCCTAAAGATGAAAATATAATTACGTAGCCTATTATTGTTAAAAATATTATTATAAATACAACGGGATTTAAAATTAAACTATTTAAATAACCGTACATATTTATTGGATCTGTTGTTGTTGTAGTATTTACTTCCATATATATATATATATTAACTAATTTGTTTTTTTCTATAAAAGAGAACATATGCTTTTGGCGTTATTATGGAATTATTCATTTTTACTTCTGATACTAATGTATCATTAAAATGATACCATTTATCATTAGCATTTTTAACAAAACTAGTGTAATGACCACCATAAACTGAACCTGAATGATTACATACACCATATAATTCATATACAAATGTGTTTTTTTTGTAACCAATAATATATTTTGACAAATCTAAATCATCAGTTGTAAAACTAACTAAAATTTGATTTTTACTATTATTTGATTTAAATCGTTTTAAATCAATTACTAAAATATTAGGAAATGACCAAAACATTATTTTTTTTCTTATATTTATTTTTTCTTTTTTTGAATCACAATACCAAGCATTTTCATCTTCTAAAACTTCACCATCAACATATAATTCAAAACAATCAATTAATGATGGATTTTTGTTATCTTGCGGAATAGGTAAATCAATCATAAAATAAGGCTCTGGATTTTGTTGAAGTACTTCTTCTGTTTTTAAACAAACTATTTCTGATACATGAATACCATAAAACATATTCCATATTTCAGAATATTCTTTTGAATACATATTTTTTATCATTTCAAAACATTTAATTGCTAAATTATCTGTTTCATTTTCTGGTATTCCAGAAATATTCATTTTTATTTCTCTCGCAATAGAATTATGAAAACAATCTATCAAAAATAAAAGAAATTCTGGAAGATCATTTTGTGAATAACCTGTAAATATATCCATATTTTTTAATAGTGCCACCTTTTGAATAGTTTTTAAAAATTTAGTTGGTGCAATTATACAATTATTTTCCCATAACATTTTTCTTAAATTATCCCATTCTAAAAGCAAAACAGAATCATATTTATTATTTATTTTTTTTTTATAATCTTCTTTTTCTAAATAATTATTTAATTCATAAGTATGAGATATTATTTGAATACAAGAATTTATAAAACACGTATTACCTAAATTTGCTAATCCACTTAACCCTTTATCTTTATACTTATTAATATCAATTATTGACATAATTGATATGAAGTAATATATTTAAACATATTTTTAATAATATATATTATATGTCAAATTCTATATTCAATGACTTAAACAATAGAGATATTTTAATGGTAAATATATTAAATTCCATTTATAATGATAACGCTAGAACTATTGAAACACTAGTTAATCAAAATAATGAAATACGACTTGTTTTAACACAAATTATTCTTAATAATCGTCCTTCAAATCATAATATATCTAGAAATTTTAATAGACATCAAAGAGCAAATAATTTTTCTAGTTATTACAACTATAACAATTATAATAATTTAAATACTTCTAATACTTCTCATACTCCTAATACTCCTAATACTCCTAATACTCCTAATACTCTTAATACTCCTAATACTCCTAATACTCCTAATACTCCTAATACTCCTAATACTCCTAATACTCCTAATACTCCTAATACTCCTAATACTCCTAATA